GTTTAGTTGTTGGTGGAGTGATAGCAGGTTCTAAATTAATTGATAAAGGATATGAAGCAATCACAGGTAAATCTTCAGATTCTTATAACAAATCTTATGATGAAAAAACAACACCAGAAGATATGAAGAAATTTATGGATAAACGTAAATTGTCTGGTGTTTCTGATGAAGTTAGAGTTAAATCCATGGAAGCGGATAAAGAACAACTAAAAAGAACAGGTAAAATTGTAAATAAATTTACAGGTCAAGATGTAACTAAACAACGCACGGCTGAAATGGCTGAGTTTGAAAAGTATCAACAATTTAAGAAAACTGACCCATATCAACAATATAAAACAGAAGTTGAACTGAAAGATTATAAAGGCAAAAAACGTCCTACATTTGAAGAATGGAAAACACAAAAAGGTATTGCACCCAAATCAGTCGGACAAACAGCAACTAAAGTGCCAGATACAGTTAACCCTCAAACTGAAGAACAAATTTATAAGAAGTTATCCAATGAATATGGCGCTGATGCCATGAAAGACCCAAAGTTTGTACAAAGTGTTAAAGAAGAGGCTCATATGCAAGCGACTCAAACGACAGCTACGCCTCAACAAACCCCACCTTCTTCATTAGGTCCAAGAGCTACAGCCGCTACTAAAGAGAATCAAAACCTAGCAGGTCCAAGCGCAAAATCATCAGCACCTGTGATAGTTAATAAGACCACAAACGTTGTAAATAATGGCGGGGTCTCTGGCGGTTCTGGAGGTGGTGGTAGAGTGAGAAACGATGAGGCTGTGTTGACACGATTACAATATCAAAATGTCAGACCAGTATAACAGTATAAAACGAAAAACCCACCGATTAAGGTGGGTTTCTTTTTGCGCCTAACTAATTACTTAGCTTTAGGATTTTCTGCTTCAACTTCCTGATTGGCCGCTTGAATTGCTTGGGCCTGAGGAATTGCTTGTTGGCGAATTTTGTTGACAAGAGGTTCAACTTGACCGAACGGCATTTGACCTAGTGCTGCCATAATGCCATTAACCTCTTCCAGTGATAAACTTAAATTAATATCCATATATTTCTCCTTAATCTTCTTCAGCTAATGCTGCAAAATGGTCCATAATCATATTTTCATCATCATCATCTGCCCAAGGTTTATCAATATCTACTGATGTACTTGTAGCAGGTGTAACTTTGACCGACTCAATGGTTGTTTGTTTCACGGTTGGTGCAACTTGTGGGGCAGTAGCCGACACAGGATTAGTTGCTAGAACACGGTGTAAACGAACTTTCAATTCATCATATGATTTGAAGTGTTTAGGCGCCAAGAATTCTTTCAAAGAATGCTCAGATTGCCATAACTTCTCAAGTTTTTCATCATCGCCATCATATAGAGCCGATGCACCTTCAAACTCAGATTTATCGTAGTTTTGGTAACCCTCAACTTTACGAATTTTTAATTTGAAACTAGCACCAGACCACAAGTCAAATGGGTTGATTGGTTTCTCGTCCTCAAAGGCCGGATTCATTGCTTCTGTAATCTTATCAAAGATTTTCTTACCGTACTTGAACAACTTAACTGTACCGTTGTTTTCTGGATGTTTTGGGTCTTCGATAATCAATACATTAGAAATATACGTTAAACGGCGTTTTTGTTTACGTGCAATTTCTTTGTTCGCTTCAATGCCAGAGTTCCACAATTCAGAGTTGTATTCTGATACTGGGTCTTTTTCATTGAGTGTTGTGAGTGAATTCTCGATGTACCAACCACCTGGGCCTTGGAAGCCATGTGTGTACACTTTAGCCCATGGTAAACCCTCGTCACCGTCTGTTGCTGGAGCTGGTAAGAAACGAATTACTGCGTAACCGTTACCTGCTTTGTCAACCTCGGGTTTCCAAAAGTTATCGTCTGAGCTGTCACCTGAATTGGTGTTGATTTGTTCTAATGCTTTAGTTAATTTGTCAATATTACCGGCACTACGTTTTAAATTTGCGAAACTACTCATGTTAATCTACCTCTCTACTGTTATCTACGTTAATTGATTTATACTGCATCATTATTTATACTCCTTAATTTTATCAACAAGGATTGTTTTGAACTTATCTATATCATAAGATACAAATGGTTCATACTTCTTCAACTTGAACATAAACTCCGGATACACCACATCATCTTGTATCTTTTCATTCCACATGTCTGTGAACTTCAAATAATGATTCAAAATAATGAGTGTTTCCGCAGCTATGTTCCCATAATATAATTCTTTTAATAAAATAGGTTCTTGCCCACCTTTGACCATAATAATATCATTCGGCTTTTCTACTTTATCAAAGAGGTTAATTATATCATTAGAAAACACATATGTCAAGCTCTGTATTTTCTTTTGATATTTTTTATAGACATCATCACCTTCTTGTGTGTTCAAGTCACCAATCCAACACTTAGGTTTCTCAAACAAATTGCTCACAAAGAAGTCTTTAACGTCAGTAAGGTTGTATTTACGACTCAAAGCGTAAAATACATACTTGTCCCTACGGTTTAAAAATGCGTCTTTTCCTATATTACACTTTCCATGATATTTAAAGTAGTCATAGGATTTCTGTGTGAAATGTAGGTGTAATGTGTGGAAGAGAGCAAAGGTTGCATACCCTCCATTTTCACTCATATTGGTAAGCTTGCGCCCTCTTTCTTCAACATGTTCATATTGTGTGCTTCATCACGAATTATACCTTTAAGTCTAGGAGAGATTAGGGTTGAGGCCACTTCAATCTCAAATCCAGTTTGTTTACAATGGTCCACTATAGCATCTATATGAGTACATAGTAATGTTCTGGCCATACTCTCTATCAATAGTGAAAAGTTCTTAATTTCTTCCTTGGTTGGCATTATGTATTAATCTTCTTCTTTGGTTTATAAAATATATGATTGCCCACAGTTGTGTGCTTTTGATACCGTTTCACCCAAGTAAAAGGAGAAGAAACAGTATGAAAAAATATTACATCTTCACTCAGTTTATCATAAGACATTTTATATGTCAAGAACAAATTAGCTACGTGTAATGAATCTTTCCAGTTTTTGGATTTCTTATTGATTGGTTTAGGTTCTTGACAGAACCATGAGAATTGACAGGTTCCGTTACGTTTCTGTTTAACTACACCACAAACAGTACTTGGATAACCATCATACTTTGTACGATTGATAGTCACTTGAGCTACCGCTAATTTACCATCAAAAGATTCCGCACCTGCTTCATAATATATGTTTTTTGCTAGACACATTACTTGATTGTCAGCAAATGATAGGTTGGAAAACACGAGCGTAATCAATGACACCCACAGTATTAGTGTGTTTTTCATTTTTTATTCCTTGTTTTATTGGGAAGAGGTGGGAGACCGAAGTCTCCCTAGTTCCTTAGAACTTGATTTGATAACCGGCATTGACACCTACGAAATCACTGTCTCCGTAAGCTCTATCTACACCCAAAGTGAGTGATGATGTTTTATCTAAAGCATATTCAGTTCCTAAACGAATTGTATTCGTCCTATCTGAATATGAATTATCAAAACTATCACGATATCGATACCCAGCTTTAACTGCCCATACAGGAGTTAAACTCATTTTGGCACCAGATTCAATACTATAATATGCATGGTCTTCATCTTGTGTAAACTTTTGGCCCATAGCACCCCGAGTATATAACTCTACATTATTTAAAACACCATATGTTCCTGTGGCGCCCACTTCCAAACGATTGGTATTTTGACCTTGATTATTATTCAAACGTTCTGTACGGAATTGACTACCGGCATCTAATGTGATACCGGGTTTCACGGTTTTACCGAACGTGAAGTTTGCACCTTGACGATTTGGGTCACCGCTATTGTCACCTACAGTATCACGAAATGTGTATTGTATATGTGCATATTGTGTTGATTGTTCGGCTGCATTAACACCTAAAGATGACAGTAAAGCTGCTAATAAAATTGAATACTTCATTTTTACTCCTATTTAATAATAAAATGGTGGATTATTCTGTTGCCAAGAAATCCACCGAAACTCCGGTCAGTGTTTAGGCTGCCATTCTGTATTCGCTATCGTTTGCGTTTACTTTGGTTTTGCGTTTTACATCCACATGATGTGTTGGCTGTTATCCTATCTAACTCCGTCGAATCTATTTCATCCCCATCAGAAGCACACTATCTCGCTAAAGACATAATCCTTACGGGACCTTAGTGACAATATGCTTTTGGTGGAGATGGGGGCTTGTCGCAGGCCCCGTCCGAAATTCCTTACTTTACAGTTTATACAACAATTCCTTTACAGATTTCTATAAATTCTCTTAAATGG